TTCCAGCGAAGGTCAATCGTGTCGGTCACAAGGCTGGTCACGTTCCAGCGAAGGTCAATCGTGTCGGTCACAAGGCTGGTGACGTTCCAGCGCAGGTCAATCGTGTCGGTCACAAGGCTGGTCACGTTCCAGCGAAGGTCGAGTGTATCTGTCACAAGGCTGGTCACGTTCCAGCGAAGGTCGAGTGTATCTGTCACAAGGCTGGTCACGTTCCAGCGAAGGTCGAGTGTGTCGTTGACTTGTGCGATAAGGTTCCAACGAACGTCGAGTGTGTCGTTGACTTGTGCGATAAGGTTCCAACGAACGTCGAGAGTGTCGGTCACAAGAGAGGTGACGTTCCAACGAACGTCGAGAGTGTCGGTCACAAGAGAGGTGACGTTCCAGCTAAGGTCGAGGGTGTCGCTCACATATGAGACAACTTCCCACAGCAAGAACCTGCCGTTGGACACGAACTCACCTTCGAGGTGAAAAGGTTGAGTCCGCTCCTCTATCTCAAAGCAGTAGTATGGGCTCCTGCTGAGCCAAAGCCCTGCGTCTGAGATGGCACGCGCCATGTCATCACCCAGCTACCGTGGTGAAGGAGCCTGTGTAGGTGGTCGCGCCAGTGGCCGACTTGGCGACTTCGAGGAAGGCTAGGCAGGCGTCGTCATACACTCGCTCAAGCTGGAAGGAACCCGAAATTGCATCCGTGGGGAGCATGATGTTGGCGAGCGGGCAGGCTATCCAGCCAATCGGATGGCCAATGACGAAGTTGATGGCCCCTGTTGCAACAGTTGCCGAGCACTGCATCTGATCCAACTCCTTGATGCCTGTGTCGCCGCTTGCGAGAGGCGCGAACCACTGGCTGGTCGGGTGGTCAAGACGGTTTACAATGTTGGAAGAGTTCCCAGTCAGAGAAGGCAACGTGGATGAGGCATTGCCGTTCTGATCGGTGTAGAGGCATGTCGTCCAGTTATGCGCGGTGGCTGGCAATACGGTCGTGCACTCGACAAAAACGAAGTTGCCATCAGCCGAGTCCTGATTGCCAGACGTTGTGTTCTGATACCTCGTTGGGACGCCCGTCACCGACTCGGTCGCGGTCGAGTTCATGGTCTTGGCCACGCTGAACAGGCGGTCGTACATGAGAAGCTGATTTCCCGCCACGGACGCCATGATTTGTGCTGACGTGAAGTGCTGGGTGTCGCCTCCTGTTGGGTTGACGAACGTGAAGGAGCCAGTGTCACTGTCAACATGGGCAGTCCCACCTGGAGCCGCCGCGCCGTTCGCACCAGCGACAGGCTGGTTACCGACTGCCCAAAGAGAATTGGTTGCAGCGACAACACCGGTGGTCCCAGCCTTTTGAAGGCTGAAGAGACGCTTCTTACCAGCCGCCGCCTCAGAGATGAGGTCGCTCAGGGAGGCGAAGCCAGTGTTGAGTTGCAGACCCTCCTGTTGGCGGGCGAGCCAGTGGTTGAAGCGCTGACCCACGTTGGCCTCGATCCGGCGAGCATGGTCCTTCATCTTATCAAACAGAGATGCCTCTGAGCCCGCCTCGATGTGGCCACGGAAGTCGCCACCCTTGGTCACATACACCTTGCCGGGAACATGAGACACTGCGATGGGAGGACCATACCAGTCGCGCATGGACTCAGCAAGGTTCTCGACGGCTTCTGTCCCGAGCCAGCGTTCCAGTCTTTGTGAATGCGTAGCTCTCATTTCATATCTCCATACAGTGCTTGGTAGTAGGCATTGATCGCGGCTCGTCTGTTTGCTTCTATCACAGAAATCAAGGCTCGACTAGCCGCTGATGTGATCTTGGCCTCAACAAAGGCAGACAACTTTGCTCGCATGAAGGACATCTCATCTTCCTTAAACACGCCCTCTGCAACTTTTGCAGCGATGCTATCGTATCCATCTTGTGTCATGGCGCAGTCACTCCGCCCAATGTGATACTGCGACTAGGGGTCTGAGCCGTTGAAGATGAAGGTGATATACGCCGAACCCACACTCCCATGTACTCAGCGGGACCCAAGTCTTGAAAGGTTTCGAGCTTGTCAATGTTGTTGTAGAATTGAAATGTGATGCCAGCAGGAGCCGTGTACTCGTCGGCGATGACCTCTAAGTCTGTGTTTTTCGTGATGAAGCCGAAGCTGAGTAGAGTCAAGGCCCCCGCAGTGAACAAGTACGTTCTCCTGAGAGTCAAGGACGCATTGTTATTCCTGAAGTAGATGCCTCTGTAGGAGGTGTCCCCAGCCAACGCCTCAGCGGCGGTGATGCTGTCAAACAGATTATCAACCACCGCGTTGACAACAGCAGTTGACGACATGACCCCACCAAGGGAGGCATTGGGGTCGGTGTTGCCCGACCCACCCGACAACCGCATTTGAATGTTGCCAGTGACGATGGGCATGACTACCCCTTGGCATCAAACGCGGCGATCATGTCCTTGACGATCTGGACCTTGTCCTCGGTGTATCCACCACGCTCCAGCTTTGATGCCATGCGGTCGCGGTCAGCCTCGGTCATGGGGAGGTTCCCGCTACGGGGGAAAGCAACGGCCTGTTTGGCCGATGTCTCACGCTCCAGTTGAGACTTCTCGAATGCCTTGACCTTGTCTGCGTGAGCAGGGTCATTCTTGATCTTCTCGTACATCTCAGGGGTCATTGGTGCTCTCCCTACGCTGCCGTGTCGCCTTCAACGCTGATAATGACGCTGTCTGTGTTATACGCAGCAGCGCCTGCCGTCACCGTGCGACGGACCCACACAGCGTAGTGCTGACCAGCCGGGATGGTGCCGAGGGAAAGGCCGGTGCCCTTGCTGGAGGGTGACGTGAAGGACTCACCAGCCGGGGCCGTGTTCTCGTTGGCCACAGTTTCAGCCGTGGCGTTCAGGCCCTCACCAGCGAGGGCGATGGCCACCGTGGTGTCAGTGGAGGGAGTGTTGGTGCTGATCCAGACGACCGCATTCTGAAGTGAGAGAGAACCATGTGCATTGTGGACGTAGAAGCAGCGGTACTCAATGTCACCGGCTGCCGACTCATCACCGGTGACCTGATCGAACAGGTTGTGAAGGGAAGCGGTCGTGATCTGCACCGAGGACTTTGCACCACCGAGCGCAGCGTTCACATCCGAGTTCGCTGCACCGCCTGAAAGGCGGAATTGAATGTCTGTAGCTGTGACGGGCATGTGAATCTCCTATCTGCTAAACCTATTAGGTTTCATACATCAAGCTTTAAGCGCTTACAACCAGAAACAGATCAGGCCCGCCACTTGCCTTCCCAGCAAGTTATGATCGCACGCTTGCCGTTACTGTAGGTGACCACATGCGAGTAAGACCAGGACGAAGGGCCTTTCTTATACTTCGGATTCATAGCGCAAGTGCCTGCAACGTACAATCCGTCCACAATGCGAGCTGAGTGAGTGTGCCCGGTGTTCGCGCGGCGTCCGATACGTGATAAGTTTAGCGGGTTACCGCGTTGACCGTCAGGGCCCAGATCACCGTGCATGCCACATTCAATGCCTCCATGGTCGGCACAAATAACGAAGGACTCATCCTGACGAAGGAAACGGAAACTCCCAGAAAGGCCTGTGGCACGCAGAGCGTCTTCCACAACGTGGTAACTGTCATTTCCCGACTCCATTGCCTTGTAGTACGCGAGTTGCCGTTCGAGGAAGAACACCGCATTTGGCGGATCGAAGCGGTAGTCCCCTTCGCGCAACCAGCGTACCATCGCATTGTCGTGGTTCGAGTCAACGATGATTGTCTCACACCACGACCTGTTGACTTGTGAGCTTAGGAAACGTGCGAGGTTAGTGCACTCGCTCGCCACGTTATCCCTGCTCGTCTTGTACTTCAGATAGAAGGCGTGAGGGTCTTTTGTATCATGGTGATTGCGCGACCGGAAGTCGAGTGAGTCGTGCATGAATTGAAAGTGTGGCCTGAGAGTATCTAAGATACCATCCTTGCCCCAGTTCATGCTACGCACTTCCTCGTCCATGCAGTCGTCGTGGATGTCACCCCAATTGATTGCCTCAACGCGGACGCCTTCAGCGACCTTCTCACGACTGACGCGACGGTCGAGGTCCTGAAAGGATCCATCGTCGGCGGCTGAGATCTGGCGAACATACCAACACCCATCTTCATCGACTTCGACGATCAAGGCGCCGTAAATGTGGTGAAACTCTGCTTTGATACCTTCCTTGCGTTGAAGATAATTGCGCTTCGTGACCGTGCCGGTCGTGTAGTTGAACTTCGCACCTTCGCCTTTGATCTGTGCGACCGAAGCCATCGACATCTTAGCATGTGGAAAGATGCCAGACTTACGTCCAGTGTAGGTCTCGAGGCCTGACAGTGGGCGAACCGCGGTCGGCAGGATATTCATCTCACCGCAGAAGACGAGGTTCGGCGCAAGCTCGACCGAGTCGTCGCAGACGTAGTCGGCAATCTCGCTAGCGTACATCACGCCGTCCGAGTCAATGCTCGCATCCGAATAGGCTTTCACCTTTTCGCGGACACGTTGAAAACCTGTCTTGTTGTAAGTGTAGCGGGACACGAGCAATTCGACGTTGTCCGTTCCTTCGCGGGCAAGTAGCCAGTCCTTGTAGGTGAGGAGATTCTTCCAGAACCCGTCATGGACGAGTGTGTTGTTCTGCGCCGATGTGACGATGTAGTACTTGACGCCCGACTTCGGTACCTTGCGAACTTTTATTTTTCGTTCGCTGGTCTGGCCTGTGTACACAGGCCCTTCGGTTTCAATGATCTTCTTGACTGCTGAGCGTGAAAGTCCAGTTGCTCGAGCCGTCGCTCTGATTGAGCCCGTCTTGTCATATACTGATCGTACTGCAAGATTACTTTCCATGCGTTTCTCCTATGGCCAGCATATCAGTTAGCACATTATGTGCAAGTACATGCTAAGAATTCGCTGAAAGGCTTATACCAACAGTTAGCAGCGACGAGATAAGCGACAAGTGCGAGGGGCAACGATGCAAGGATGGTAAACGTGACCACCGTCTGTGCCACAATCCAGAGGGCGCGACCTAACGGGCTAGCCATTGCAGCATGAACTCCCGGAGCCCATCCCTGAAAATGGCGAACACAGCCACAGCGACGGCGAGGATGGCAGTTGGGACAACCGCGTTGCGGATCATCTTCTTAGCGTCCTCGGTGCCTTTTCGCGTGTCTGCTAGATATCGAAGATCGTTGCGGAATTCTTTCAGTGAATCCGGGTCGTTCACGTCAATATCGAAGTACCGGAAGAAGCTGCCAAGGGCCTTTGTGGCCGCCTCTTCCGCTATGGTCTTCGCTTCGTCATGACTCAACCCTTGCATGGCTCATACCCTTACTCGGGCGCAGCCGGCTTGCGCTTGATGTCCGATGGCTTGAGGGCTTCAGATGGCTTCGCGGCAGCAACTGACGCGTCAAACTTGGCTTTCTCGTCAGCATCGGCCTTCGCCTTCGCGACAAGTTGATCCGCCTGAGCGGTCTTGCCTGCAATGACGAGAGCGCCGTTGCTCGCAGCGATCTGCTCTGCAGACGCAAAGCCAAAGAATGCTGGATTGTTCTTCTTGGTGACAGGGATCAGGGACATAAGGTCCTCCTCGTTTGATCAGAGCTGAAAGGAAGGAGGGGCCCTTTTCAGGGCCCCTCACTCATTAGGCGGGGTAGACCGAGGTGGCGCGGAGGACGCGAGTGGCCATCATTGGGTCCAGAGTCTGGTACCCGTAGAGAGCGTCCAGGGCGACGAAGTTGGTCGCCGTGTCACCGTCGTAGTACATGCGGGCGCGGAGCGAGACGCCCGAGATCTCATCCGTGACGGTCTCGATCTGAGCGCCGCGGCCATCGCCGGTGCGCGGAAGAGGAGCGAAGGCGAGGGCGAAGGCGTTGCGGTGGAACATGATGTTCCGGTAGTTCGCGGCCTCTTCGATGGCATCCAGGATCACGAAGGTGACCACCGCGTCATCCGCGACCGCCTTGCGGAGGCCGGGGTAGAACGTGAAGGTACCAGCACCCGAAGACAGCGTTGTCGCGGCCGTCAGGATGTAGACCGTATCGTCACCCGCGACCTGGAAGGTGTCGCCGACCTGGAAGGTCTGTGTGGTCGTGCCGCCGTCCATCGCGACCGAGGTCGTGTTGCCGGCGTAACCCGAACCGTTGTTGATCGCAAGAGCGCGGTCGCCTGTGGCGGCCGAGGCAGTCGCGGTCGAAGACATCGTGGGGCCAGTCACATCAGCGTTCTGCGAGACGAAGGTCTCGACGCCGAAGCGTGTGCCGAGCGAGCCGCGCATGAGGGCTTCCTGGTTCAGAGCAGGGCCGGCAGCGTCAGCACGGTGGAAGATGTCCATGTCGAGGAACGCGGCTTCCATGCCCGTGTCAATGGCGTAGTGCACCATGCCCGGATCAATGTTGACGTTGTTGCCGCGGAGGACCTTGCGAGGTCCGGTGATGAAGGCCGAGGAGGCCGTACCGGAAATGGTCTTCTTCGGGCCCACCTTGGCGCCGAGTGTGTAGAGGTCCTGGTCGATCTTGTCGGCAAGAGCATACGCAGCGGGCTTGATGTGCTCGTTGATGATGCGCTCGGAGGTGTAGGCGAGTTCCTTGTCGGTGACCTTGAACTTCACTTCCTGGTGAGAGTCGAGGGAGATAGACACGTTCTGGCCCAGGAGATCCTGAGCGGTCGTGCCTGTGCCGGCAACATGCGTCGAAGCAGTGAAGTGGGATGGACGCCGCATGTTGATTGTGTCGCCGAGAGAGTTGCCAGCACCGTTGCGCTCGGCTTCCGCGCCGCGGTGAACGCGGCCGGCCATGCCGAGGGCCTTGAAGAGCTGGATCAGAGCCTCGTTCGCGAAGAACGTGACGTTATAGTTACCAAGAGTGTTAGCCATGCTGGCCTCCTGAGGTTCGGTGCGCTCGTCGCGCTGGTTGGTTTACGTCAACCTTACGACGAGCGCAAAGATGACGCGATGGGTCCTTATAGGACAGATAGTCGATCAGGTCAATACCTGATTTAGTCTACGATCTGAAGAGACTGTCCGGCCTTCTCAGCAGCGGCCTTCGCGGCCTGGTACTTCTGAGGATTCCGAGCATCTTCACGGGCAATGGTGTACGAAGCACCACCCGGTCCAGGACGAGAACCCGACGCGCCGGCACCGGACGAACCAGGATACCAATGCGGAGCCTTCTCCTTCATCGCCTCCAGCCACTCCTTAGCAGAGAGCGGGGTCTTGGCATCCTTGCCAAGGACGATTGTACCGTCAGTGTTCTTCGCAACTGGAGCGAAGTTGTCGTCCAGTTGGAATACACGCTTGCCGCGGAAGATTGCATCTTCGAGAGCGGCGGGAAGAACGTTGACTTCAGACGCTGCCTGACGGATGATACCTTCGATCAGCGTGTCCTTGAACTTGGTCTCGAGACCCTGCTTGTCGTTGGTCAGCTTGCCGACCAGCTCCTCCTGGGCCTTGATCCGTGAGTCGTAGTCGCGCTTGAGCGCTTCAGTCCGGCGGGAGAAGACTTCCTCGATCTTGCCCTCGGCAATGAGTTTCGTCTCTTCGTCGTTCTTCATGCGCTCGGCGAGCGAGCGAAGGATCTTCGGATCGACGCCCTCGAACTGAGAGCTGAGTTCCTTGAACTTCTCCTCGACCGACTTCTTCTCGTTCAGGATCGTGTCGCGGTTTTCCTTCAGACCCTTTGTCGCTTCTGCGATTGCGGCGTCTACGATTGCCTTCACCTCTGGGTTAGACAGGTCGATTTTTACGGCTTCAGTCATGTGAGCACTCCTGTGCAAAAGTTCGCAGGTTCCTACCTACGCAATCTTGATATGGCATATCTGCGCTTGACAATCAAGCACCCTGAGATTTCATTCTCATTTTGTCAAATGCTAGTTGCCACTCTTTGCAGAGCTCGGACCGGACAATGTCGTCGTGAGTGAACTCGACAACCTTGGTTGATGGCACCCACCCATTGATAGATGCTTCTACGCACCAGGCAAGTCCGTTGCTGCCTCGCAGGTCTGACTGAGATAGGTCGCCACAGACGATAACTTGAGATCCTTGCCCGATACGGGTTAGGAAAGCTTTCATCTCTTGAGGTGTGGTGTTCTGCCCTTCGTCAATGATCATGATTGAGTCGTCATAGGTAAGGCCACGGATGTGCTCAAGCGACGTGATCTCTATTGACTCCTCGGTTTGCGCGTCATCCCAGCGACGCTCTCCAAGATGTCGCTTGAGGGCCTCGACAAGCGGCCTCGCCCACGGTTCAAGTTTTCGCTTGAGGCTACCTGGGAGCAATCCCGACGTTGCGCCTACGCCTACGAGTGGTCGAGCAATGATAACCTTCGAAGTTCGCTTGTTAGCTAGTTGACTCGCGGCGTATGCTGTAGCGATGAATGTCTTGCCTGTGCCGGCAGGGCCAATTGCGAGAACGGACGGTGATACACTGAGGGTCCGTAGCAGGGTGCTTTGAGTTTCGTTCTTCGGCTGTACTTGAGCCGGAACGAAGTTGCGCTTAGTCTGTCTCGTCTTGCGCTGTGTAGTCATTCGATACCTCCTGGTACGGAGGTCATTATGCAGATGATGGCGCGCGCCGCAACATGAGATTGCGGCGCGCAACGAAATTGTTAGGTTGACACGCCTGTACCGTTGCCAACATAGGCGGTCGAGTCAGTCTTGCCGCTGATCTCATCTTCGACACGCTCGGCGATGATGCCTTTCTGCTTGAGGACGATGTAGGCAGTGACGCCGGTCACTGCAAGCAGCGCGATTGACAGCACTAAGCCGTCTGACACGCCGAGCGACGAGAACAAGCCCTTGGCTTGCGTCTGTGTTGTCGATACGGCTTGCAGGACAGTGTTGGTCGCAACAGGCGCGCCAAAGACCGCGGCGAAGATCGCCTGGATCCAGCCGGCCGTCGAACTCTTCTTCGCGTTCTTGACGACCACGACTTCCTTCTTCTCGAGCTCCTTCACGACCTCGACCTTGTTGACAGGCGCCGAGCCGTTGATCTGCTTGTAGTACGAAGGCGCTGTGCCCGCATACCCGACCATGCCGAGATAGGCAATCGTGTCGTTGAAGAACTCGACGATGCGGTCGCAGTGCGCGGACGTGCCGATTGGGTACTGGCGAAGCTTCCAACGGTTCTTCGCGCCATCCTGATAGTACATGGCGCCTGCGTTGTAAGCCGCGCCGGCCTTGATCGGATCGAGGTTGGTGTCCTTCGCCTGCTGAGCCATGTAGGCCGTGCCGGCCATGATCGACGTGCGCGGATTGAGCAAGTCGTCACGTGTCAGGTCTCGCTTGAGAACACCTTCAGCGGTCGAGATGAGCGTCTGCATGAGGCCAGGCGAAACCTTGTTGGGAGTCGATGTGTCCGACTTGTAGCCGGGTTCCTGGCGAACGGCTTTCGGATTGCCACCCGACTCGGTCGCAATCGTCGCAACGATGATCTCGATAGGCACACCGTACTTGGTCGCCATCTCTTCGATGGGTTCCTTGAACGTCTCGAAAATGCGCTTGACGGTTGCAGGCTCGCCGCGGGTACGCGGAACGCCGTCGCCTTCTACTTCAATGCCCTTTGGCGTCAGACGCCAACGGACGGAGTCCTTAAAGGACTGCCATTCATTCAGATTGATCATTTCTCAGTCTCCTAAACGCGGACGGCATTTTGGCTTTCAGCGCAGGAAGAGTAATTTGCTCGCCGTCTTCATCTAGGAACTTCTCGGGCTTGACGCCACCCTCTTTCCAAAGACGATACCGCGTAGGACCTAAAGCCTCTACCTGAACCGCTTCAGGCTGGTTATCCAGCCACTCGAACCAGTTCTGTTTACGCGGAATCTTGTCGCCAATCAAGAGTGGAGCCATAGTAGATCGGCAGTTGAGGTGTCCGGGAGGCCGCGGGCCTTTGTTGATCGGGAAGGTCTTGCCTGACAGAAATCGGCAGGTGTCGCTCGTGTGGGAGTCGAGAACTGAGACCCAAACGAGACGCTTCATGATGTGACCATTGACGGCCCAGACGGCAGCGCGGCCAGCGCTAAAAGCGTGCATGACGGTAGACTTGACGAGCAAGGCGAGCGCTCGGTAGCTCTGGGCCCGGGCCCCATAACGCCTCACTGGCTCAAGAACCGCCTGTGCGACTTTCTTTGCGGTCCTGCCGTAGGACACTTCAGTCCTGATCGTGCGCATAACGCGGTTCTTGTCATCGTTGAAGGCTTGCTCCATCCATTCGACCATGGCAGCGCCTTGGAAGAGCTGGTTGCGCACCTGCTCGAGAACCGCGACGGTGCCGGGATCCAAGACATCCTTCCCTGACAAGGACAGCGCGTCGATCTCGACGAGCGCTGAATACTGGGCAAGTTCGTCGGCCAGTTCCTGAAGGGTCTGCTTCATCTCGGAATGGTACTTCGCGAGGATGTTCTCGACTTTCGAGTCTAGGACCGCGACCTTGAGCGGGTAAGTCAGCGTGACGAGATAGTTCCGCAACTCCTCCTGATTCTTTTCGAGGATCTTTTCGAGTTCAAGCACCTTGCTATTCGCAAGGCGCGAGAAGCGCATCTGATTCTCGACGGAGAAGTTCAGGAGTTGGTCAGTCTTGCTCATCCGCAGGTCTTCTGTCCGGTGTTCGGGTCGATCTCACACGCCTGTTCTTCTTTCTCGGGTTTGGCTTTCATGATGCCCATGCGCTTTCCCGAGGCGCGGAATGTTGTACATCCTTTGGCCCCGCCTTCCCAAGCCATCATGTAGATGTTCTTGAACTCCTCCCACGTCACGTTGTCACCAACGTTGCAGGTTTTCGAGCAGGCCGAGTCAACGAACTTTTGTGCTGCGCACAACACCTTGACGTGGTCGGTGGCCGAGCACTTGTCGGCTGTGACTCCTTTCACGCCAAAGTTCTTCACACCGTAGTCAACGACTGAGAACACCTGAGGCCCTTCTGGGAAGATGATCGTCCGGTCGTAGCCATAAGAGAAGACAGGCTCAATGCCTGACGAGATGTGGTCAGCAGAAATTGAGATCGTGCCGGTCGGCGCAATCGAGAGCAGATGAGAGTTGCGGATGCCGTTCTCGAATATCAGAGCTTTGATGCGGCCAGGCAGTGTCTGAATGAACTCGCCTTCGAGATACTTGTTTGCATCGTAAAGCGGGAAGGGGCCCTTTTCCTTCGCGAGGAGTGCTGACGTCTCATAAGCCACGTCTCGCAGTACGGCGAGGATCTTGTCTTGCAGCTTGATGTACTCGTCTGTGCCGTACATGAAGCCGCATGCTTCGATTGCGTTCGCCATGCCGGTGACGCCTAAGCCCATGCGCCTCTTCGACTTAGCCTCCTGTTCCTGCTGCGGCAGTGGGTACTTCGACACGTCAACAATGTTGTCCATCATGCGGACAATGCCTGGGATGTCTGCCGAGAATGCTTCGAGGTCGATGAAGCGGCGCGACCCACGCTGCTTCACGTACTTGGTGACGTTGAAGGAGCCGAGGAGGCAGGCGCCGTAAGGTGGGAGTGGCTGCTCGCCACATGGATTGGTCGCCGCGATGTACTCGCAGTACCAGAGATTGTTCGCCTTGTTGATCCGGTCGATGAAAAGGATTCCAGGCTCTGCGTAGTCCCAGGTCGAGCGCATGATCTTGTCCCACAGGTTGCGGGCGTTGACGCTCTGGATCACTTCGCCTTTCCAGATGAGGTCGAAGGTTGCGCCCTCGCGGACTGCGGTCATGAACTTGTCAGTGATACCGACAGACAGATTGAACCCTGCGAGTGGCAACGTCGACTGCATCGCGGCCCACATGGCTGACTTCTCAGGACCATCGTCCATCTTCGCAATGAAGTCCCAGACGACACGTGTCTTCTCGGTCGGCTTCTTCGCGTCAATGAACTCCTCAATATCAGGATGGTCAACGCGGATGACGCCCATCATGGCGCCACGACGATTACCAGCCGACGCGACCGTCTTACAGGCGGCGTCAAAGGGTGACATAAATGAGACAGCGCCTGAAGCAGGCTGGCCTTGCGACTTGATCAGTGCGCCGTTGTAGCGCAGCGTCGAAAAGTCGTACCCGATGCCGCCGCCCATGCGCATTGTCTTGAAGGCATTGGTGAGCGCACCGAAGATGCCGTCGGTCGAGTCCTCGATAGTCTCAGACACGAAACAGTTGTAGGCCGTAACCTCGTGAGCAGAACCAATCGCGCGCTGGATGCGACCCGCAGGCAAGAACGCTTGGTCGAGCAGAGTCATCTTGATATCTCGCCGATGCTCCTCGCTGTCCGATAGCGGTCCAATGATGCGGCACACCATATCGTAGAAGCTCTCATTCTTCGCGCGATACTTCTCGCTGTGAGTCAATTCTGCAACAGGGTCCGCGGGACCATACCAGTTAGACATGGCTTATCACTCCTTAGATGGCTATGAGGTTAGGATTCTTCGGGTTCGGTATCTTCTGGTTCAGGACCGGCACCAGGCGCAACAGGTGGAATACGAAGGTCATCGCTTTCGATCTCCTCTTCCTCCTGTTCGGTGGTGCGCTCCTGCCCGACGATCTCACCACGCTGCAAGTTCTCGTGCAACGTTGTACGCGAGATGGCACCATTCTGCCAAGCGGCAACCAGGGCCGTGATCTCCTTGTCAGTCATGCGCGTTTCGACGAAGTCGCGGTTCAGTTTGAACTTGATTTCTTCTGTGATGCCCATCCACGTCGCAATTAGCGTGAGAAGCTTTAGCACCGCATTGTCGAGCGTGTTGACAACCGACATGAGCAACGACATCTCGCCGCGCCCACGCAGGCGCGCTGTGTCGACCGTCTCGTTGCGATTAGCATTCTCAGCGATCATACGGGCGCCCAAGGCGGCCATGCGATCTTCCTTGTCTTTCATAGCATCGCGCTGCGCACCGATGCCTTTGCCCGTGAACTCAAGGAGGCCTGCGCGACCTTGCTCAGTGATGTACCAGATGGTCGTGGGGCCGATTGTCTTTGGCTTCGACTCCTCGGACACAACACCCGCGACCCACGGTGTTGGCTGGGCCGTCATGTAAAGGGCGTGCTCGTAGTCCGCCGAATTGCGGTAGTGAGCAATGTTCATATTGACCAAGTCGAGGAATGGTGGCTTTTCGACTTCAGGACGCAGATTGTAGGCGTTCACGAAGATAAATGGGATGTAGTTCAGCGTCTTACCTTGGACGGTTGGCTGAGTCGGCTCGCCGCGCGAGATGCGAAGGTTGGTTCGCGCGTCGTACTCGTACCGACTAACCGTGTACACGCCAGCATCGTCAAGATACAGTTCGAGGAATTGCTCGTTACCAGAGTCTAGCGACGTCTCAATCTCATCACGCAGAACGACACGCGTCAGAACCTTCTGACCGTCGATCAAGCGCTGCTCCCACATGGTAATGTCCTCGGCCTTGTAGGTGACGATGTAAGGCAAGTCAGTTGGGCCTGCGTCCTTCTTGAAGTCAGGCAGCAATCCGTAGCGACCGAGCGACAGGATCTCGCGGACGAGTTCGTCGAGGAACATCATCAGCGAGTGGCCGTCTGACGTGAACTGAGTGATAAGCGGTTGCATCTTCGTCGGAAGCTCGAGGACGGGATCTTTGCGGAAAATCATACCTGTCAGGCCGCGAAGCGTACGCTCGGCGACGCCATAGAACATGGCTCGCTCTTTATAGTTGTTGTACTCGGTTGGCGTCATGCCTGAAGGCTTCGGCAAATAAGCCCTGCCCATCTGCTTGATCTGATCCTCGCCCTCGATTGCATGCCGAACCTTTTCCCACTGAACCTGGCGGGATTTGAAATGCTTCGAGTAGTTGGAGATATTGCCTTCTGCTAGCGCCATGATGTGTTCCTCGGCCTTTCGTTATGACGAGACACGATCAGAATGTCAACGTGCAACGCGGTATGCCGAAGACGCGAGGATCAAGTTTCTTCCACTTCGTAACAGTCAGCGGACCGATCAGGTCGGTGAACTTCATGCCGACCCACTCAATGAAGACCTCACGGTAATAAGGCACACCGATCCGCATGTTGAGGAACTCGATGTACGGCTGATGGAAGTAAAGTGTGATGTCTCCGGTGCAAATCTTTCCGCCACGGAAATGATACATGACGACTTGCATTGCGGCCGCCGAATATTGGTCGCCTAGGATCTTGATCGTGACACGGTCACGCCGCCAAGACGCCTCTTCCTCGTAGTACGTTTTCATGAGCCCGCCCGGACGGTCAAAGACGAGAAGCTTGCTCTCCTGCGGCGGGAAATAGGTTGGTAAGATCGTCGGTATCGAGTACGAGATCGCAAACGCAAGAATTGCGCTGATTGAAAGCAGTAGGATGTCTCGTATGGCTCTCATGGTAACCTCAATGCAAGACAGGCGCCGTAGCGCCTGCTTGGTCGTCCACATTAAGCTGTTCCTCTGTTCAATGACTGAGTGTTACGACTTCATGGTGGCCTCCTGACTGCTGCAAGCGATTTGGCAATACCAACAGCACCATGTTAACATGGCGCTGCCGGTTGTCAATCAGGGAGTGATCGGTTCCGCTGTAATCGCGTACAGGATGGTGCCGGAGCCATCTTCGAGTTCGACAACGGTGCCGATGATCTTCTTCTCGCCGGTGTCGACTTCAGCCTGAGCGATGATCGACTTGACGAGTAGGGGCATGGTGGCCTTTCCGCACTTGCGGCCTTCGACAAGTAGGCGCCAAGTGTCCTGAGACGTGGCGTAGTCGATCTTCGCGTTGTTCAGGATGGTGATGGGCGACTCGCGGTCGATGCACAGCGACCACTCGCGCTCAGCCGGCTGGCCAACCACGAGATCTGCGAGTGCAACGGTCGACGAGAGACCGAGGGCAAGCACGGCGAGCAGAACGTTCTTCATGACTCATTTCTCCTTTTCGAGTGTGACCCAGTAGTACACCTTCCCGGTGCTTTCGAGCACGCGAACCACTCGCAAGTCACGTGCTCGGTAGATTGTTGCGCCGACCGTCATCGGGCCGTAGCGGTAGAAACATAGGTCGTTGGCAGCCGCTCGCTCCCAAGTCCAGAACGCTGTCTCGCCGCCGAACTCCTCGTAGATCTCGCCAATCGAGATCGCGACGCTTTCCTGCTCGCATATCGACCACTGGCGTGTCTCGGGCGGGCCTGTGTAGGCCGGCACGCTTGTTGCGAGTAGCGCCGTCATTGCTGCGATTGTGAGCGAGCGAAAGTCAATCATGGTGCCTCCTGGTGCCGTAGCACCCAATCGTAGTGGTCACGATGGAAGATTGCACACCACAATTTCAGCGCCTTAGTAAGCATTCTCGATTCTCCCTTGACCGACAACACCGCCCAGGAGTGCGACTTCGTGTACACCCCATACGAGAGCGTCGATGCGGTCAGGCGACTCGTCGCCGGACAATGGCTCCCATTGGCACATCTGATCCTCGAGCTCCGGCATGTCGCCTACGATATGTGCTCGTTTCTGTTCCCACATGGCCGAAACTGGTTCAGCTCGCGCTTGCTTGCCACGTGCGGCACGCACCATGCGAACAGGCACGTTGCGGTCTACCGTGTTGAAGACGTGTTTAACCATGTCACCACCCTGATTGACTTCAGCGATGATCGAGTCGCAAGACCACTCACGCCACAAGCGGACAGCTTTCGCGCCCCACTGTTCTGGCGTCATGCGGCCTGAAGCATCGTGCAGCACATAGATGTGGTCGTCTGAACCGAGGCCTACGACAATCATACCTGTTTCAGCAGACGTCATCTTGGACGTTGTCGCGGGATCGACGGCGACAACCAGTCGCTTGATCCAAACGTTCTCAGGCATCTTCCTCAGGCGGGTATCGTCAAGGTTCTCGCGGTTCCAAAGTGCGTCCTCCGACTCCTCTAGCAGCTCACCCATGAGTTCCTGCTTACCGAGGCGTGTGCCTTCGTACTTGGTGATGATCTGCTTGAAGAACGAGTCGGCGAGGTTGTCGCGGTTGTCATATGTCGAACCTCGCGTGACGATGGTCGCTGGATTGCGAAGGACCTCTTTAATCAACTTGGTCGGCTTCGGCGTGGTCGAGATAAACGCTTGCGGGTTCTTGCCGAGACGCAGACCGAACATTGCGAGGTCCCATGTCATCGGATCGCGCCATGCGCACAACTCGTCCGCCCAAAGCGCGTCGTGCTGCGGACCGCGAAGGCGCTCGGCCTCGTCGGCTGAGTACAGTGATGCAATGGCGCCGTGCGCCCATGTCAGTCGTCGCTTCGATGGCTCGTAAAGAGGCTTGCCCATGAACTGACCGTCATAGGTTTCGTCCTTCTCCCAGCACGAGTTCAAAATGCCTGACTCGCCTTCGACCATAACGTCGCGCGTATCGGCCGCGGTCGGCGCAATCATACCAACGCGCATCTTGCCGCGCTTCACCCACTCGCGGACTGTCTCGCCTCCGGTGCGAGTATTATGAGTTGGTATCAGTGTTCTACCTGCAAGGTAGAGCCGTGAAGGAGAATCAACGGTGATACAACGAATAGGCACGGTCGGCACTTCATCGACTGCTTCGATATAGCGAAGACGTGAGCGCATGAACTGCTTCGTGTACACGTGACGCTCAACCTTTCGTGTCAATTTAGTGAGAACAAAAGGTGCTCTGAAGCGGATATCGTAGTAAGGTTTTGTCCGCTTCACTACGCCATCAACACGGTACTGACCCATGTGAGAATGAATGGTAGCCTTCAAACCCAGACCACAAGCAAGTTCAAGAATGTCTAAAGCGAGGTCCTTTTTTGACGACGAGATAGTGTACTCACCTGTTCCTTTCGAGAGCGTTCCATCAGTATCGACAAGTCCTTGCATAAGCGCAATGCGTTGCTCGACTGATGCGGTAAGATACGCGCGCGGAATATGCTTGTTGTGAAGCAGGTTATTGCTCTTCAGGACGCTATGAAATCCGCCCCCTGACGTAAAGCGTTGTCCTTTTTCTGGAATCATCCCTACTTGACCAACGTACCGAATGTTATAGTATTTTGCCCGGCCTTGAGCTCGGTGTGGCTTCTCGACGCACTCAAAACCTTCAGCTTCAATGTTCGCGATTATCTCAGGATCCATTGACGTGATATAAGCGCTATCGGAATTGCCGTCACCTAACCACGCCCCGAGGACGTAAGGCGGTATAGGAAGTGACGCAGTCTCATACTGCAAAGGAGCTGCAACAGCAACAGCGTGGTTGCGCTCGTTCACGTAGATCAGTGTATCTTTGATCTGCTCAGTCGTCCTCACTGACGTAGTACCTGCGTATCGCTCGTTCTTCGTCGCAGTCTCCCACAGATGCTCAGCGTCTGCAACAATTGAAGACTCATCTGAGAACACAACATTATAGCACCGACGATCATGTAAGACTGGATGGGCTTCAAGGACGTTGCATGGTATGCCTTCTTCGTCAAATACCACGTCACCCGCGACAAGCTCGCCCATGGTCGTCCACGACCTGTTCTTAGTCAGAATAGGCGTGTCGACCGCGAGAGCTTTACCTGCACCACGACCAGCGAGGTACAGCCAGAACGACCAATCACCATCGGGAAGGATCTGTTCAGGACGACCGATAAACGCCCACTGATGCCACAAGGCATCCATTTCCTCAGGCTTGAGGCTCTTGAAGAAAGCAACCCTCTGCTTCTCAGGAAGTTTCTTGATCTGCTGCAGCGTAACGGTCATAGTTGTCCAGTATGTGTTTCGCTTGTGCGAAGAACATGTGGGCCGGTATGCCCTCTTCGTAGTTCAGCACAATCGAGGCGTTGTCGGGCGTAAATGCAATCAGCAAGTATCCGGTAAGATCCGGGTGCGCGTCAACCATATCTGACGTTCTATCCAAAAGAGAGGAGACCATAGCCGTCTCTTCCCATTCAGGAAGTGGTTCGAAGTTGTGGACGACAAGACCACTATCTTTCATCGTCACCTTCGAGATTCTTGTTCGAAAACTTTCCATTCTGCCACTCCTCGTCAGCGCGGTATCCTGCGTGCCAAAGGATCTTAGCAAGATACTTGCCAGTGTACAAGACCACTGATTCCGGCAACGCGGGAATTGCGAGATGCAATGCTTCGTGAATGAAAATCTCGAGTCGTTGACGACCTTTCGTGGTCGTGTCGACTTCGAGCATCGGCTCAGTCAACGGCCGCACTTCTTGAAACTGCGGGTGGCTCGCGAGACCCCATGCCTTATGCTTGCCGAGTTTCCGAATGATGATCTTCGGAAGCTTGCGCAAGTCGATTCCGCCTTGTTCTGAACGAGCTCTTGGCATGCAGTTTTGTTGCATGTTATGGTGCTGGAAATCAACAAGGAAGATCCCATGCTTGTGAGGCGGTTTGGCAATGTCAAGACGAAAGAGGACGGGCCTCGCTTCGAGATCACGTTCGAACTCGTCGGCATCACGATAGTCGAAGACCCGGTTCTTCAGTCGCGAATGTTGACGCTAGGTCAACGCGCTGAGCAGTGGGATCCGCAATCCTACCGAGTTGCCGTTGACTACCTTCTGGCGCAGCGGCCACCAGATCCTTACGGATGGCTCGAACTGTGGACTGAAGGAGAGATTGACAATGACTACCGAGAATACCTTGTTCGAGACTTCTACGCCTCAATCGGTGGGCGACCGGACAATTCACATAGCGTCTTTCCAGGGTCCGTACAGATGGCTGAGCAACTTCGCGCCGGTTGAGGTGGTATTAGACGGCCTCGTCTATTCCACCACAGAGCACGCCTACCAAGCCGCCAAGACAACAAACATGGCCGAGCGTCGTGCCGTTCGCAAGTGCGCAACGCCTGGCGACGCGAAGCGCATGGGCAGGAAAATAACACTCAGGCCGGACTGGGACGAGATCAAGCTCCGCGTCATGCGGGACCTTCAGGTACAGAAGTACTCGAAGGAGCCTTACAAGTCGCTCCTGAAAGGAGTGCGTGGCGCCTTCATCGAGGAGGGCAACACGTGGGGCGACACGTTCTGGGGAGTGTGCCGCGGGAAAGGTCGCAATGAACTTGGCAAGATCCTGATGGAGGTGGCTGATGATCTCGGTGAATGATCTTGTGAACCTCGGCTGCGCTATCAACAACTACCATGGCCCTGATGACACTTTCCAGTGGGAGACTGCGGACGGCGTGATCGAGGCGACCAAAACGGTCGAAAGATCTTTCGAGACGTGGATGATTGGTGAGGTGCTGATCCTTCAGCGTCCCGCCTATGCGCCAAAGGAGGTTGCGTGATGGCCTACAAGTGCGACGGTGAGTGGCATATCGAGGCGGCTGACCTCGACGCGTTGCGGCGGACAATTTTGCGCATGTACGGTTCGACGTTCCCGAGCGACGTGCCGGCGATGGCTCAAGCACGTGTACACGACCGCTTGAACCCTCCCGACTTCACGAAGCCGAAAGGCAACTTGCCTGTGAAGGACGAGAGCCTGATCATCACGGCCGAGCGTCACGATGTATGGCAAGGCAAGGGCAGCAATCGAGCGCGCTATCACGCATGGAGGTACGATGGAATCACCGTTGCACTATACCAGGTCCTCTGATGTGTTGTGCTATCGACTACAGTCGACGAAGGATCTCGACGACTGGACGTACCTCTATGTCAGCGCTAAGGGCGCTAGACTAGAGGTAATGATCCGTAGCGACTTCGGTTGCTACGAGTACACCTGGTCGAACATCGGGCCGGGGGACTGGCGCGAGTTCCTGATCAATCTCGACAACGACTACTTGCTTGGCAAACTCGCGCCTGACGTGTTTCGCTTGAAACGCGGGAAGCGGCTGACTGAGGTCGCATCCTTCATTCGGCTGGTTTGGCCTCGCGTTAAGGATATGCTCATGAAGGACTTGCAGTCCGAGGGCCGCTCGCCTATTATCATACCATGATTTCATGCTTCACAAAAGGCGGCGCAGCTCGCCTCCGGAACATCTACATCAAGATGGGATGGGAGGTGGGTGAGATTGTCGAAGGAGGATACGGTTGGCAGTTTGAAGTATGTGAGAGCCGTCTTAGCTCAGTTGGTAGAGCACCTGCCTTGTAAGCAGGGGGTCACGAGTTCGATTCTTGTAGACGGCACGACAGCGTAGCTCAGCGGTAGAGCAGGGGCCTCATAAGCCTCAGGTCGGTAGTTCGATTCTGCCCGTCTGTCACCAACGTCTGTTAGCTCAGTTGGTAGAGCACTCGACCGATAATCGAGAGGTCGCCAGTTCGAACCTGGCACAGACAACCAATAACAGTGTGTAGCGCAGTTGGTAGCGCATCGGACTTGGATTCCGAGGGTCGCTGGTTCGAGTCCAGCCACGCTGACCAAACAACGGAGTAAACAATGAGAAACCACTACTCAATCCATATCGCAGCGGTCGGCGGCTACACAATCAAGCAGATCAAAGAGATCTGCAAGCGCTACGGCTACAAGTACATCTGCAAGAACTACTCGATCTATGTCGGGCACCAGTCGATTGTTGTTGACGGTGACTGGTCCGATGAAGCGCGCAAGTATGCTTTCGAGAGGGAGCTCTTCGCGCGTGGGTAGGTTCCTCAACTGGTGGCTTGCGTGGAAGCTCGGGCAGTTCGCTTGGGAGCGCCGTCCATCGGGACGCGTTCCGCAGTGGACGACTCCCTTCGAGTTGCTTCTACGTCGCTGGTTTGGCAAGGCGGTCTTGGCGTTTATGCTGTGGTTCGTTGCAATGATCATCGCAGGAGCGATCAGTTGATCAAGATTGAGCGCGTGAAAGACAAGTGGGTCGCTTTCAAGATCACGTCTGTCCTTGGCGTGATCTTCAAGACGAAGGTGGCCGAAGCCAAACACAAGTCGACGCTGGAGAAGATGTATGAAGTACACGTGGGAAGCTAGCGACATCTGCGAGAACATCGTGCCGAAGGTCGGGCGGCAGACGTACTTCATCTTTCGCGATCCGCAACGCGACGAGACAGACATGGGCATCATGATTGACGGCTTGATCGTCGAGCGCAACAAGACACGCCATCAGATCGCAACAATCCTCAACGAGCAAGAGGCACGGCCATGAAGTGGGACTACGTTGAAGCCGGTATCCTGCACATCAAGAAGCTCGTCTCCTTCGGAGGTTTTCAAATTAACCTCCACAGGATAACAGGACGGGATCACGTCAACGTGTTCCATTCGCATCCAGCGAAGGCCATCCGCATCCTCCTGAAGGGTGGCTATATCGAGGAGGTGCCGAAAGGCCGGTACTCGGACTATGACTACTGGCATTGCGGACGAATTGGGTTCATTGAACCACAATTCGTTCACCGCATTGCGCACGTCGAGGACAATGGCTCCTGGACGCTGTGGATCCGCTGGCCGATCACTCACAAGATCAAACTGTTCAATCGCATCGGCGGCGAGCTGACGCAGGTTGCTGAGGTCTCGTCACCAGGAGTGCTGAAGTGAGGCACTGGTCGGACGATCTGAGTTGTCAATGTGGCATGCGTATGCTGAAGCACGTCACCGTCCGATGCTGTGCAGGAAGAAGAAATGTGGAACCCAGAAGAGATCAAGTACAGCGTCCCGCCTAGCAAAGGTGGGCAACATGTTGGCGTTGATCCAACGGTCATCGGAGAATACCGGGACATAAAGATCGAGTGTGGCGCGCACCGCTCGCAACACAAGAACAAGCAAGCAATCTACGAGATGTTTCTCGCAGCCTACACAGGAGGATTCACATGAGGCAGTTAGTCACAATCAGGACGGTCGACGAGTTGCGACCGATTGAAGGCGCCGACATGATCGAGTTGGCGATTGTCAACGGCTGGCAGTGCGTTGTCAAGAAGGGCGAGTTCAAGCTAGGGGATAAAGGAATCTATTTTGAAATAGATTCTTTTCTCCCCACGGACAATCCACTCTTTGCGTTCCTCGCGCCAAAGAAGCGCGTCTTCAATGGCGTCGAAGGTCACCGTCTGCGCACGATCAGGCTCCGCAAGCAATTGTCTCAAGGCCTCCTGCTGCCTTGTCTCAAAGAGCTTCCGCAAGGAGACCTTGCCGAGCACTTTGGCGTTCAGCTCTACGAGAAGCCGTTGCCTGCTCAGTTGGGTGGGACGGTGAGAGGCACGTTGCCAAGCTTCTTCCCCAAAACCGATCAGGAACGCATCCAAAACCTCGACGTGTCTCGCCGCGAGGATTTGTTCGAGGTTACCTTGAAGATGGACGGTTCGTCAATGTCCGTCTATCGCATGGACGAGGACTACGGCGTGTGCTCGCGCAACTTGTCGCTGCGCGAGACGGAAGGCAACACGTTTTGGGCCGTCGCGAGGCGCCGGGCGTTACTTGAGATTCTCGCCGCTGACGGGCGGAATCTCGCGTTGCAAGGCGAACTGTGCGGGCCGGGCATCCAGAGCAATCCCCACAAGCTTGGCGATCACCAGTTCTTCTTGTTTGACGTGTACTTGATCGACGAGAAGCGCTACATGACGCCGACCGAGCGCATTTTGTTCGCGGCAAAGCATCACGTTCAGCACGCGCCGGTGATCGAGCGTGCGTTCAAGCTTCTGCCGAGGCCTGAATTGATGGCGATGGCCGACGCGACGAAGCTTGAAGGCATTGTGCTGAAGTCCGAGACGGAAGCGTTCTCGTTCAAAGTGATCTCGAATGACTATCTCTTGAAGGAGAAGGACTGACAGATTTTTCTAAAATTTTCTGCTCGGAAAAGGTTTGGGTGGTTTTCAAACCGGGGTCCCTTTGGATACGGGATCGCGTATAGTGGTGAGCTATGCTCGAGCGCGTGTACACGGGGAGGTCTTCAGAAATAGCGCTAGCATGCTGATCCGGAAGCACCACCCCGGGGCGGTTTTCAGATAGGGGGTCGGTTGCCTGACCCCGTACACGTCTCGTTAACCCTCAGCGATGGTTGTGGTTGATGTACTCAGCCAGGACGCTGTACTCAGCAGCCTGCAGCGACTTCCAGAACCTGCCGGGCAGGCCCCGGAGGCATCCGCAGAAGGACACGCGGTAAGGCGCCTCTTCGTTGGAGACACAGTACTCGATCTGCCCGACCAGCTCCTTGCTCCTTGGGCATGTCATGATGACCGAGCCTGCTGCTAGTGAGGTGTTGAGGTACATGATGCCGCTCCTCACTTGATCAGCAGGTTGATGATGTACAGCGCAAGGCCCGCAGGCGTCAGCGCAAGGGCAAACACGACCGCGCGGTCGAGCATGCTGTGCCAGGCCGGCGCCATGGCACGTGCCGACTGGCAGACGGACTCGTCGTCGTAGTGTGAGTGATGCTTAGTCATGGTAGGCTCCTGTGTTGATGACGTAGTGTAGCGCACACTACTTAAGAAAGTGTTGATGGGCGCTTACGCGCCCACCAGGTCCTGAACCCTCGCCACCTCGGGCTGGCCACCGTTGAACGTCAC